GTATTAATATTATCCAACGCAGATTTAACTGTTGTCAAATCAACACGAGCATTATCATCTGCTGGATAAGTGACAATTGAAACTTCAGGCAGTTCTTTAATAGATTTAATCATCCTTAAAGATTCACCGTCATTTTCAACCATCTCATAATCGCCAATCATAAAACCAATCGACAACCCATCGACTGTTCCATGTTGCAGCGCAGCTTTAATGACATCGGCTTGTGGATTGCCCTTGGTAAATTCGCCTTCCATGTAAAGACCTTTTGAATCTTCTTCAAGATAAGTCCATTTACCAACAGGGATTTCCCAAGACTTATGATTCACAAACATCTTTGGCATAATGGAATCGCCATTGCTAATCCGCTCAATCACGCCTTTATATGCTCCAGCAACAATCGTGTCGCTGTAAGAATCGACCCCGCCAAAAACTGAGGCGTAGCCTTTAAATCCACCATTTGAGGCGAATTTAAGCTCCATTTCGCCAAGAGAGATGTTTTTGCGTTGAATCATTTTTTCACCTTTATCCTGAATCTTTGACCATTCTTTTTCAGCCCAAGATTTACCTGGATCACCGCCCCACAAAGCCCAAGCAATCCGTCCTGCGCTTGGATAACCTTCTTCACTTGGTGACCAGCCTTGACCTTGCTTATCGACTTCGTGCCTAGCAAAGTAACTGACCATCCTACCAATCGTTTCATCAGAAAGATTGACACGATTAGATATATCTCTCGCTCTGGCAACGCCGACAGCCGTGCCGCCACGCCCATATTCTTCACGCCAGTCTAGACCACGCTTGGCTTCTGCCGCCATTGACTCAGTAGGTACTGGCATATTAAGCCGCCATTAACAAAATAAGTTCATCTTCACTAATTGACAAAATACCTTCTGCATAAATTGTCGGTACTTCTGCGTAAATCCCTACGCTTTGCACATTTGCAAACGCAGAAATTGATATTACGCCAAACGCAATAAGTGATTCTGCTTGTATTTTAGACCCAATTCCACTTATTTTCACGTTTGCTGACTTAAATTGATCAGCAGAGTATCGTCTTGGCGTTCCAGAAAGCTGGAAAACTTCGTCATTTTGAACAGAAGTATTAATAGTGCCAAGATTTATTGTGGTTTGTATTCCGTTAATTGAAACCGTTGCGCTGACTGGCGTAAATGCAGATGCAGTTACATCACCATACGCAGATTGCGTAGAAATGCCTGTAATTTGAACATTTGCTTCGGCATTTGCATAAATTTGAGCAAATTCTGTATTTATTGATATTGTTTGAACAGATTTGTAACTATCACCTATAGACGATATTTGCTGAATATCTGTTATGAGTTGTAAATCATCTGTGCTTGTATTTGCAGAGGCATTGTAATCAAGATTTCGCTCATAATACCAAGCAAACCAAGTTGAAACATCTGGTAGCGGCAGATTGCTTGCCGTTACTTGTATGCCGTTTATTTTTACTGTCGCATTCATCCGATGCGAATCAATGCACTAGCACCAGCAACAGGAAGGTCAACGGTAAATGTGCCGCTTGTGCTGGTAATATTCCCACCAAAATCAAAAGTAGCTACAGCCTTGTTAGATTTAGATGAGTTATAAATCAAACAGCCACGAGCTGTGATGGTGGCGTTTGCCCATGATGCGTCAGAAAACGTAATGTACGCTGTACCGCTAGACAAGCCACTCGTAAAACCTGTCAGCGTCACACCACCAGCAGTGTATCCAGTGCCACTTACCTCATTGGTCGAGGCATACGCTGTGGTCGCTGCGCCAAGTGTTGCCGCATCCGTAAACAATGCAATCTTGTAGGTATCCGTTGAAGCGTGAACGCCCTCAAGAATTTCTTGTTTATAACTGTTGCAAACCGCTGTCGTGATAGCCATATTATGCCTCGTTCGATTCTGCGCCGATTAAGTTGCCTTTATCGTCACGGATTAGTTTAATATTTTTGACGCTCTTGCTTTGGTCTTTCTTAACATCTACACCAAGTCGCAACTCCGGCATCTCAAACTGTATGTTAGGGCTGACAGAAACATTCAAACTATCGCTTTTGCTAGTCATATCTGACAATCTTTGCGCCATCATGTGCTGTGTTTCTGCCATTCGCTCGACAATCTGTGGCGTTTCTGTCGGTTGACCAAGCTGGTCGATAGGCATCAGGTTAACTTGTGCTGTCAGAATATCCGCACCGTCCACCGGAGGCAGATTTTCCAACTGTCTCCACTCGTTTCGACTCATCAAGCCGTTTTGAACCGCTTGTGCGCCGATTTCCAGCCTATCCTTGAGCGAACCACGCAAAATAGCATCAAGGCTAAACTCAACGGTATATTTCTTACGTTGTGCAGCAGTCAAAACACGCTTTTCAATGGCTTGTTCCAGCGATTCCAGCATTGGACGCAGACGAAACTTGTAAAAACCTTGGATAAGCTGGTCGATACCAGTGCCCCAGGTTGTTGTTTTCTCGGTATCGTTAATCAATGCAGAGGGAATACCGAACCAACGAGCAATATCTTCTACGCTAAATTTGCGTGTTTCCAGCAACTGTACATCAGCCGGAGTCATATTTAGCGGCTCAAACTTCGCTCCCGCTTCCAAAACCAGCAAGTCGTCGTCATTGCCCTCTACTAAACCACGGTAATTCTGACGGATTGCTGAACGCTGTTCTTCTGTCAGCAGTCTGTCAATCATAAATACGCCAGGACGCTTGGCAGACTTACGAAATACATTGGAAGAATGGTTCTGTGCATTGACGGCAACGTTAATCGTTGAACGCATATAGTCAAGGCGAGACATACCAATTGTGCCGTTACCTTTGTCCTTCCAGTGCAGCATACTATCGGCTGCATAAACTACAACTTTGCCTTCGTACTGATATTTATAAATGACTGTCTGATCTTTTAAAACTTCGATTTCAACCTGATCTGCTGATAGCGGAATCATGGAAATAACTTCACCCGCACTGTTTCGCACCAGCCTTGCGTATGCATTACCACGCAGCAAGAAATTCATCACCATATACTGCCAAAACTCCATTGGCGTTTGGCGATTATTTGGATTATCGTGCAGCAGCGTCCATAGCGATGTATCTCTTGCTAGCTGCTTGTGTCCACTTATGTCATTTGCCCGTTCGTAAACGAACAGCGGTAACGATGCAACGTTATCAGATAGCAACTCAGTCGCTGCCCAAACCGCAGAGACTTGCAAAGCCCCATCAACACCATAGTCAGGCGTAGTTTCATATACTTTTGTAAATGGTTCTGAGTATTGGATGCCATCTTGCTGACCAGTTGCGCCAACATTGCCAAACCAGCGTCTGAGTGTTTGAAAGAATGTCGCCATGTTAACCCTTAGTATTTAACCGAAACTGGAGAGTTTATAAATCCATCCAAATCTCCAGCTTCTTCAACTTTACCTTTTGACATTGCACCAAACGCCATCGTCAAAGCAACCAGCCCGTCAATTCGACCAGTTACCTTGGCTTTATCCAGTTTTCTATTTCCAGCGGCATCTTTCGTGACAATTGCATTTGCCGCACACATCGTCAAAACAGGATTGTTACCATGCGCCAGCCGTTGATTTAATAATTCAGATTCCAGTGCATCAATCGCACCAGACATATCCTTAAAACCCTGCCCATGCTCAATTAATGGTAATTCTACCCCAAGATTGGTCAGTTCCTTACGAAAAATGTCAATTCTCCACCTGTCATAAGCAATAGATTGGACGTTTAAACCAGAAAAAATTGCCGCAACATCCTGTGCAACATACTCATAATCTACCGTTTGTCCTGGTGTTGTGTGCAAATATCCTTGTCGAACCCATGTGTCGTAAGGCTGACGATCACGTTTTGCCCTCTCAATCAAGCCCTTCTCTGGTGTCCAGAAGTGCATCTGAATATTCCAAATACCATTAATTCGCCCAATAACAGCCAATGCGGTTAAATCAGTACGGGCAGATAAGTCAAAGCCAGCCCAAACTGGATTATCTGCAAAATCTAATACCTTGCCGCCGCATGATTTCCATACATCTTTGGATATAAATGGGCTGACAGTAGAAACTCTTTGGTTTAAACAAAGATTGCGAAATGTATTTTCGCTTGACGGCATCCTAACAGCTTGTTTAGCCTGTTCAGCAATATCATCGTATGAGCGAAACAGATTTAAAGCTGGATTTGCAGCTTTCCACGCTTTTTCATCCAATAAATCAGCTTCTTTAGGCGCAGAATATAAATGGCAAACGATTTTAGGGTCTTTAGACGCAATGGCATCGTCCAACCAGACACTAAACAAATCTGCATCATCGGCTGCTTGAGTGCTGATTGCCAGCAATAATGGGTCAGAGTGTGCGCCTTGAGCAGTCGTTATGGCATCAATAAAGTCGTCTTGAGGTCCACGCACCTGACCGACCTCATCCAAAATAGCCACAACTGGCGATAATCCATGCGCTGTTTTGGCTTCGGCAGATAATGCTTTGTATTCGACATTGGCTTTTAAACCAATAATTTTTTTACTTGATGGGACTAATTTATATAACCCATTAAATTTAGGCTGCATATTAAGCATTTTAGAAGCAAGTTCATAAATTAATGCAGCCTGATCTCTTGAACGTGCGCCAGAAACGATTTGACTATTTTGTTTTCGCTCTGGTCCGATAATATGCGCCAATAATAAACAGGCAATCGTTGCGCTCTTGGAATTTTTCCTCGCCATGCTGAGATACGCTCTGCGAGTAACATTTTTATTATCGTAAACGTCAATAATAAATTTTTTCTGAAAATCAGCCAGTTTAATTGGCTGACCAACTAATGCCCCTTCAGGAACGATTAAATATTTTTCGCAAAATTCAATAATCCGATCTGCACGAGTTTTTGTTTGTTTCATATTTTTATATAATCACGCACGCACGCACGCATGAGGCTAGATTAAGTCATCCTCAGAAAC